CTGTACTCCACTAGCACCTGCCATTCTGTGTAAACCACTTGCACTATAAGCCATTTAAACCTCCCTTAATTATTATCAAGAAGTTCATAGACACCATTGTCATCAATAACAACAGCACCCATAGACATCATTGAGGTTGCTAAATGAGATACTTTTTCTGCAATGTAGTTTAGTTCTGTGCTTACATCAGCACCGATACCTAAACCAACAGCAGTTGTATGGTATGCCATATTCTTACCTGCTGTGATAGCCGCAGTAGAAAAGATCTTAAATCCTAAGAACTCTTTCATTGTCATGCCACCTGCAAAAGGTAAGTTCTGTTCACCAACAAAGTCTGATGATGCAAACTCATTTATATTAAATAAATCAGCATATCCCTTTGGGTGCATAGCAATATATCTGCCACCATCTTCTGGAATGTTTGCAGTACCAAAAGTTTCAAATACAGCTAACAAATCTGCCTTTTCAACAGCAGAACTTGTGTCATGTATCTGTGTACTATTAGCACCTGAATCCATTGCAGTATAAAGCAACTCGTCAGTTTTTCTTCCAAGAGCCGCCGCCGCACTTGTTGCCACAGCTTGTCGCTCATCTATATTGGTCTTTAGCTCATCTAACTTATCGATAAACTCTGCGGCAAAGAAGTCCTGCATTGTTACATCTACAGTTGTATGTGCTAGTTCCATTGGTGTTACTTGTCCATTTCGAGATTTAGTACTCGCAGTTCCAGTACCAATTTTCTGAAACCTTGCTGTATTTCCTGATACATTAGCTACAGTACGGACAGTATTTCTTAATTTACTACCCATTCTTTGATAAGCTAAATGTACTTCGGTCTCGAACTGGGTAATAAAGGCTGTATCTATTGTGTTAGCCATTTCAGTTCTCCACTAAAAAGTTAAAGTTACATTTTATCTAGTTATCCAATGTTAGCTTCATCTAGTTATCCGTTAGGGCTATCAGCTACAAACTGGGCTATATTCTTTATTTACCAAAATTTTTTCGCCTTTGCAACGTACAAATCGCAAAACAACAAAACCATTTATCATTATAGGTTGCTCTATTACCTCAAAACCTATGTAATCCAACCATTGTAATGTCTTTGCATGGTCAGCAGGTACTACATTTTCAAGTTGATAATACTTGTTTTGAAAATAATCTACTACTGGTACACACCATTTTAGAAACTTTCTTTGTATTTTATGTATATCATATGTGCCTAATGCCCATATTTTACCTATCATATTATCTATAATAGGATTACAACCAAAGATAAATGCAGGTTGTCCATCAACTAATACAGTAAAACTTTCACTATTTGGTTCTCTTATACCTGCCATCAAAGCACGAAAAGGTGTAGCACCATGTATCATACACTCACGAACATCTGCATCTCGCATATTATTTTGTAGATAGTTCAAATGTTTTATATGTGATTTGACTATAGGGTATCCATCATAGATACCCTCGCCATTAAAGTGTCTTGAAGCCATTAGTTATTTCTTGAACATATGCCTGATCTCTTCTTGCAGGATCATAGTATCTTGGATCTCTCATCTTTGTCATAAGATCATCAATAGTTTGTTTAGCAGGTGTAGTAGCTTGGTTATTTGGCTGTGCTTGTTGCATTGATCTTTGTATAAGTTCTAATGCTTTTATACCTTCAGCACTTGTGCCAAGTTCTGCAACAGCATCTCTAAGTTCTTCAGGAAAAAACTTTTGAACAAACAACTGTGTAGCTTCTACTCTTTGATTTGCATTATCACCTAGATCTTTTTTAACTTGCTCGAGATCAGGTTGATTGCTACCAGTATGCTCTGCCCATTTTGTTATACCTTCGTTAAACTCATCTTGTGACAATCCATTATCCCAAGAATAATCTGCCCACCATTTAAGTAATGGATTAGTTGCCGCTTCACCTTCATCAAGTATCTCAGGTATTTGATAGTCACCTGCACTAGCAGGTCTATTAGCATATGCTTCCGTTTCTAACTCTTGCAAAACATTAGCCTTTATATCCTCTTCTTTCTTTCCCTTCCATGACTCTAACTCTGAATATGATTTAGCCATATCTTCCCATGAACCAAACTTTTCAGGTAAGCCTTCTGGTCTAGTTGGTTCAGCTACAGACTCAGTCGTTGTGGGAGGCACACTTGTTTCGATTGGGGTTTCTGTAGCTGATTCTGTTGGTGTTACTTGCTCTTCACTCATTTCTTTATCCTTTGTGCATGGTTGATTCTCTTAACTATTAAAGCCACTAAGTATCGTTGCCCTTCCAAATGTCTTAACTCTGCATCTGAAATATTAGCACCACTAACTGCTTCGATAGTTACTGACTTTAAATACTGTAACATCTCCAAACCATTTGGAGTTTTAAATACTGATTCTATTACTTTGGAAATTTGTTCATCTTGTTCTTTGGGTCTAGGGTATCCGTCAACCCCCAAGTGTTGCGGCATTAGGTACTTCTCCTTGTGGTTGTTGTTGCATCTGTTGTGCCATCTGAACTAATCGTTCTCTTTCATCTGCATCTCTAATTAAATTATCAGGCACACCAAATTTCTTAGCTAAAAATAAAGCTGTTTCTTCTGATGATATGAGAATATTTAATATCTCAGGACCGAATGATCCTGCCACAGTCTGTAGAAAACGATTAAGAGAAACAATATCTTGATTACTCTGTGCTTGTGCTAGGGGAGAAACACTACGAATTTTAACTTCTCTACCATTGACTGTTGGCATTTCTATTCGACCCTGCTTCTGTAATATGTAGACAACTCTTTGTAATAATGGTTGCACCATCTCGGATTGCAATCTACCAAATGCTGATCCTATCTTTCTTGATAGATCTGCCATACGTTCTGCAACCTCTGTAGCTGATGCAGGTGTTCTATTAGGATCACCTAACATATCATTATACAAAGCTCTCTTTATATTATTCCTCATATCATTTAAAATTAAGTTAGCTACATCAAAAGAACCTGCCGCTCTAATAGGTTGAAGTCCTTGTGAGTTTGGTGCTTTTGGAATCACTGTGCCGGGGACTAAGTTTATTGTATCTACGTTAATAACACCATCATCATCTATCTGATAGATACCTGATATAGCCATCTGTGCATTTTCTAAAATCATTTCTATTGTTAGATTACAAGTTTTAATTGCACTAAGTGCATTTAATGCAGGACCTCTGCCATAAATTTCACCACTGGCTTTGCTCCATCTAAATGCTATAAAAGGATTTGATCCAACACCTTTATATATTTCAGACATAATCATTTCTTTTTCTGTTATATCTATAATATAAAATCCATACTTTTCTTCATTAGGATCATCATACAACCTACAAGATACTTCTAATATTTTAGATTTACCTTCAGGATCTCTAGTAATTCTTTCTGCAATTTGTGGTGTTAAAACTGCATTAGGATATGCAACTGGCACATCTGCATTTTTTATAGACCTTTCTCTATAAACATGATCTACCTTACCATCAGGTCCAGTATCTAAAACAACATGAGGTAAAGGTATAGATTGAAATCTTATTGGGTTTACTGCATCACCTTCCATAACACAAAGCACAGCAGTACCAAGTGCAAGATCTATAAAACATTCATGTATCTCTTGTGCAAAGTTTGATGTCTGTAATATTTCAAAAACGTAATCTGTTACAATATCAAGAGCATTATTAACATCATCTTTTTCTGCTTCAGGAACTTCCTGACCAGTAACAAAATCTGCCCATCTAGCAAAGTTAGGTGTTAGTCCAGACTGTAGTCTTGATGCAAACTCTTGAATACCTACAACTGCTGTTTCATCAAAGATTCTATCATCTCTTCTTTCACCTATCGTTACAGTTTTAAAACCTTGACGTTGAGGCAAACAGAAATCATATATTTCATCATAAATATCTTCAAAATGAAGTCTATGAGATTTGGCTTTCTCAAAGTTTTGAAGTAAATTTTCTACAGTTTTTTCGTGCATTAATTATCGTATTCGTTATAGAAACCTATGCCACCACCTGAGCCTCGTAGCAATGATCTTCTACCACTACCTTTCCTTTTACGAGTAATATTTTCTTCAAGAACTTCTTGTCTTGCATCTGCTCTTTTTACAGTTTCAACTTCTTTTTGAGCTTCTCTTTCCATCTCTTCTTCTTTTTCTTCTACTGTAGGAGCAGGTGGTCTTGAACTTCTAGGTAAACACATTAGGATCTCCTTACATTCTTGCCCATAAGCCTACTCGTCTTTGAGGTTTTGCTCTGCGATTGAAGACATCATAATCTACTCTAGCATTAAATGTTTCTATTTTTTTATTCATGCCTAGTACCTGCCTTCCCTCACCTGAACCCAACATCAAATACTGTAAAGCATCATGGATATGTGAGTATCTATCTTTAAGAGGTTTATCTTCATATCGCTCTCCTGAAACCTGAAGTCTACGATATTGATAACCTCCCTCAAACCCTTTTACCAATTCTTTGCACCTAAAGTCAATCAAAATCCCTGATAAACCATCTACCATTCTATTTAGCACAGATGATACAGACTCAATTCGCAACGCAACATCATTACTTTGCGTAG